CGTTAACTGCAGCTAGAAAATTAGTTGTTGGAAATAACATATCTATGGCTCATGGTGCAGGTGCTAATGATGATGTAACATTATCAGCAACCCCCGGTGGATCTGACGGACAAATTCAATACAATGTTGCAGGTGTTTTAGCTGCTACTGGTTTACTATCTACAAATAAAACAAATGAGTTAACGATTGTAGCAATATCTGGAGACGGTCAAATAAATATTTCATCTCCAACAAAAGCAGTTAGTTTGCTATGCGATGAAAATCAAAAATTGAAAGTTAAAGGTGCAACTGATTCTTTTGTTTTAGATGTTAGTTCTTCTTCTGGTGGTATTACATTTCCTGACGGGACAACACAATCAACTGCTTCAACTGGTGGTGGTACTAAATACGTTGCATCACCCTTAATTCAACCTCCAGATATAGGTTCTAATAAAGTCTATTACAGTCTTTCATTAGCAAGTTATTCTATGAATGGAAACGCTCAAGTTACAACTTGGAATACAAATTCAAATACAACAATTCAATTTTCTCCAGCTTTAGTTTCAAAAACAGGAACTATTGATGAGGCAGCATTTAGAACCGGTTCAACTGCAGGAGATACGATATATCTTGCACTTTACAGAAGTGATAGTAATAATATGCCCACAGGATCTGCAGCTTATACATTTAACACGGGAACGACTACTAATAATACTCAATACGAACCTACAATTAATTTATCTGTAACTGAAGGTGAATTATTGTGGATTGCTCATTTTGGGCAAGCAAACAGAACAAGTATTTGGTCAACATATTCAGGTACTACTAGTGCAAAAATATTACCGGGCTTACCTAGATACAATAGCGGCGGAATTAATTATTCAGTTGGTGAAACTGTTTGGAGACTAACTGGTCAAACTAACGGAGTTTTTCCAACTTTATCAAGTTCAACAATATACACTTCTTCAGCTACAAATTATGTGTTTCAAATGGCCGTACATATACAGGAGTGATTAAATGAATATTAGTTGGAACGATATTAAATCTCAAAGAGAACACGATTTATTGATAACAGATATTTATTGTTTGTATGATAGATTTACACAATTAACAACTGCAGAACAAACAGAATTGTCAAATTTTAGGAAAACTCTTAGAGATTTACCTCAAACATATGACGATGCCAAAGAAGCATGGTCAAATTATCCTCCAATGCCGTCATTTGTTAAATTGTTAGAGTGATTCTATGCCTAAACCAAAACCGGACCAAGTAGTAAGACATGAAATCGTACTTGGACGATCAGAACGAGAATTAATTTCGGATGGTTTGTTAGCTTACCAAATAAACCGAATATCAACTCCACTAGTGGCATTATTATCTGACGCTTCTGCTATGGGTTTAATTCTTGGAGGAATAGCAACTTACTATGGATTTAAATTTGACATAGGAACTAGAACTTATGAAACAGGTTTGGAATTGTATAATGATTGGAAAATTCAATATGATGCTTGGAAAGAAACAGCAACAGAATTTAGATCAGATCCAATAAGTCAAATTTTAGATTTAATAATTCCTAATGTTAATTTTAATCCGGGCGGTAGAATAAATCCTGTTACGGGAATGCCTGTACAATATCCATACGGTCCAACTACTCCTCCAGAGTACACAGAAGGTACGCCTCGACCTTATTGAGGCAAATACCCCCTATTGAGGCAACTTTTTCCAAAACTTAAACCTGTTATTCTGTAGTGCTTTCTTCTGAGCCTCCAAAGCATCTATTTGTTTGTTTAGAGTTCCTATGATCTCCTGATACTTCTTGCGCTCATACGGAGCTATGACAACGCCTTTGTTAGCTCTCACTAACTTTCCTGTATATTCTCCATCATCATCACGCTCCTTAGTCCATACAGGACTAGTGTAATACCATTCAATTGCGGCTGATACATTTTGACTCATGTAACCCTTCTTTGATTTTTTACGAAGTAATTCAGAAGTGTGATCGTGCAAAGTAAACGAATGTAATACTTTGCTCATGCTTCCACCCACATTCCACAAAAAGGGCATTCATGTCTCATAACCATTTCAACAATATCTTCATGCATTACTTGATACTCAATTAATGGATTATTTGTTTTAATTTCATTATCATTAAGGTATTCAATAATTAACGGTATTCTTTTATGACCTTTACAACAATTAGAACCACAATCACAATCAAGATAAATTGAACATAAATCAGAATGACAAATAAACTTCATTATACAACCTCATTTAATTTATGACCTGCGCCTTCTGGACAAGACATAGCTTGTATAATCCTTACATCTTCAAATGTGTTAACTAGAAACTCTAGCTGACATTTACAACATCTAAGGTTCATAGCCAATCCTCACTAATCATGTCTTTACATCGTTCACAAATGCCCCATAAATGGCCTTTCTGATCTTTATGACATTTTCTTATTCTACATAAACAACATTTGTTGTGTCTTGGTATCTCGTCTCCCATAATATCAATTCTGCCCTATTAGGACTATATAATATACGCGGCGATTAGCCGCAACGAAAAATCGCCAGATTTTTTGAGACAAATGCGATTGCATATCGCCTGCTAAGGTACTTAGCGAACCATGATTGCATTAAAAGGATTGGGACTGGGGTTTGGGGGGGTTTTAAGAGCCGATGAGGGATGGGATAGGCCATGATGGAGACACTCTATATTATAGGAACAATAATTGTGGGTTTTGGCGTAGTTTTCAAACTATTAATTGACCTAGGACATAAAATTGAAGATGGATTAATCGAATTAGATGAAAAACTAGCTATTGCAATACGATCAGTAGTTGAAAAAATACCAGGCTTAGGTGATCATGAGCCAATTAACCCAATTCAAATGGCGATCGGTCAACTTATAGCTAACATGAACCAACAAAAGCAACAACCACAAATGAAAATTATCGAAAGAGACGAAAAAGGTCTTTTTACTAGTCAAGATTCATAAGCCTACTATTCACCAGATAAGTTATGGCTCGTAGAAGAAAGTCTAGTCCACGCCGAAGAAGTCGAACAACTTCACTATTGAATGTTGCAGAAAGTTATGCTTATGCAAATGTATTAACCCAGGGATTAATGGGAACATCTCCTGTAGGATTAATTACAGGCCCAACTGATATTGGGTTTAAGACTCCAAGTGTAGGGTCAAGTATGCTTCAAGCATATGCGGCACCTATGGCAGTTGGAGCAGATGCGATTTCTTTGGGAGATCTGATCAGTTCTCCTGACCAGGCATTTGGTGTTGTTCAATCAAACTTTATGAATAATTACCAAGCTATGGCTATACAATCATTAGGCATTGGTATCGGCTTTAGATTAGGTAAGAGATTACTTCGCAGACCTATATCAAATGTAAATCGTAACATATTCAAACCTTTAGGAGCAGGTTTCAAACTTTGAGGTGATTTAAGATGACAACACAAAATGTAACAGGGGTTCTAAACTGCTCAAGCGGTTTTAAAATTCCATTAAACGCAACGATCACAGACGGAACTGAAGCTAGTCTTACTACAGATGTAGCTTACACAGTAACAGCCCAGAACATTGGAGACTTCGCAACAGGTCAAACAGTAACATCAGGTATTGTTACAGCAGGTGCTAACATATCATACGCATACATATTAAGGAAAGGATTGATTCTATCTCTAGTACCATTCGCAGTTAAGGGAGTCGCTTGCGGCACTCCTGATCTTGCTCGCCCTGTAACTCTGATGGCTGGAGATCAACTCCGTGTCTTCACTATGGTAGCGGCTGGCCGTAATGCGTCTCTTGCGGTAGTAACTAATCAAGGAGTTCCTCGAATCTTTATCGGGGCTTCTGTGGCTGCAGGTGCGGGAACTTTCCAACTTGTTGATTTGCAAACAGGTAACACAATTGGGGAAACTTTGCAAGGTCAAGTTTGTGTTATGGCACAATTTACATCAGTAGACCAGGCATTAATTACAAGCGTGGCAGGTGGCGCACAAGTAACAATGTCAAACGGTAATTTATCTGGAGCAGTTCCAGCAACAGACCCAATTGAAGCACAGCCTTACATGAAGCCATGTAGGATTCCTGTTCAACTAAACTTTACAGCGCAATATATTACAAGTGCATAAGGTGATCTAAATGAAGATGACAAAAGCACAAGGTCGCAGAAGATTAGCAGAGATGCAATCAAAAGCGTTCAAGCTGTTAGGTGCTGGATTTATGTCAATGAAAGATTACGAAGCAGTTCGTAAAATAGTTGACACGCGTTCTAAACAATTAAAATAAGTAGTTGATATGAAATGTGTCCTTTACCTAATGCGGAAAAAACCTCAAAAAGGATTTATCCGATTATGCAAGGGAAGACGCTTGAAGAGATCGCATCTGGTGAGAATCCTACAATTGATAATACGGCTAAAGTAATATCAGTTGAAGAATTAAATGAGGATGAATTACGAAGATTAGTATTAATCAAACTAGCTCTTACAGCATGTAAGGGTGATTGGGACGGATTTTTAACATAAGGAGATATACATATGCCACTACCTGACGCAAATAATTACTCGATGAGAATATATGAGCTATTGAAAGAGACTGATTTAGAGAATTTATCGTATGCACAATTTCAAGGAGTAGCAGAAAAACTATTCATTGAACCTGAAAATGAAGACGAAATGCGTAGGTTAGTACTTGTTCAACTTGCTAGGATGGCAGTTCGTGGTGATTGGGACGGCTTTCTAAATGGTGGTGGTGGTTCTGGTGCTCCTGCGGATGCAGAATACTTGATTGCATTTGATGGTTCAATACCTGCGTCGTTAACTGCAGCTAGAAAATTAGTTGTTGGAAATAACATATCTATGGCTCATGGTGCAGGTGCTAATGATGATGTAACATTATCAGCAACCCCCGGTGGATCTGACGGACAGATACAATACAATGTTGGAGGTGTTTTGTCTGCTACGGGTTTACTATCTACAAATAAAACAAATGAATTAACAATTGTTGCAATATCTGGAGACGGTCGCATAAATATCTCTAGTTCTACTAAAGCAGTTAGTTTATTGTGCGATGAAAATCAAAAATTAAAAGTAAAAG